GTGCAGTTTGCTCGTATCTGGACTGCTGAGTATAACCCCCCAGCAGTGATCTCCAGATCACTATTTTTGGTTTTGTTTTCTTTTTCCTTTTAATTTACAAACGTTGAACGAAGAGTCCCATGGTGACGGCGTTAGTGGAGCCGACCGACGTCCTGCCGGTCTGCACGTGCGGAGTGATAGTTCTCGAGGCTTCATCCCCGTTGACCACCGTCAGCTCGTAGATGGCACGGGTTGCCCCTCCAACAGTACCAACTGTACTGGAATCAACAGTGATTGAACTTCCGGGAACAGCGCTCGGAGTGGCAGTGCCAACTCCGCGTTCCGATGTCCCATCCGTCCACGATGAATCCAGCCAGCTTACAATGTACTTACCAGGGGGAAAAACCAAAGCCACCCACGGAAACAAACTGGTGGGGTCATTTAGCCTCTTGACCTGGACACTCGCACTCCCGCCGCTTCCATACCCGGAAACAATTCCGCGTGCACCACCATCAACATAAGCATTGACATGGGCCTGATCGGTGTAAGTCACCGCGCCGGAGAACATGCCGGTGGACACAACCTGCATCTCATGCAAATATGGATACAAAAGCTCCAGATCATACGAGATGTAAAGTTGGCCAAGGGCTGTCCCAGCAGGCAATGTCAGCCCGGTGGTGGCAACGTTGATTTTGCCGAGCGTGGTTTGGCGGACAGTGGCGTCCGTAACGTCGCCTGAAGTCGCGTGCTTCACGTAGTACCCATCCGTAGGACTGCGTGCAGGGTCGCACTCAACCGGGGCTATCATCGAACAGCTAGGCTTGGTGCTGACGGCAAACTTGGTATTTAACAATCCCTCCATGGAGAAGTATGGCTCCTCGGACGGATCGTAGTTCACCGCAATAGCAACAACACCGCTGTTGTTGTAGTCAGTCGAAGTGCTCCTGTACCCAATCACCATCCCCCTAACCTTATAGCGCTGATATTTTCTAGCGACGGTATGAAGCCAAGGGAACGCAATGGGGTCAGTGGGGTCGATGGAATACGTGGTGACGCTGAAGTTGCCAGGTGTGGCCGGAGCCACAACATCAGCAACAAACTCGCAATGGCGAATGCGAGTGTCAGCTCCCTGCTGCCGGAAAACCGGCACCTGGTCAGCCATCTCCCCAATGACGGTCTTATTTGCAAGCGAGTTATGCGTAACCGCATAGTCGCCGTAGCCAGTCAATGTGGAAACGCCTTTTCCAATAGCAGCGCCACCAGGACCCCCCAAAATACCTCCAACAGTAGCAAAGGTACCGCGTGGAATCCGCGACAACAAACGATCAACCTTCTTAGATAAGGTCTCAACGTTGTTAACGTTGGCTGCGTTAGCGTTCTTGTTAGTTTTCTTTCTTGTCATAGTACTTTCCCTAAGGCCTGACTCCATAGCGCGAGAGCACCACCGGCCAAGCGTATCACCGCTACGACCGATGGATGGAATCAGGCCTCGGAATGCTCTCTTCACTTAGGGGTAGACTTGGGTGACCAAACCCCCGCCCTACCCACATGGCACATGGCCTCCAAAAGCATCCTCCGTGATTCAGCGGGTTGTCAACCACATCACGAGGGATCACACAAAAACAGTCCAACACCAGGCGGTTTGTACCAGCCACGCTTATCGCGCAACTGGCCAATACCACCCTGATGCAGGCGTCGCTCCAAAATGACCTGGTATGATGGTGCTATACCAAATGCCATAAAGTAACTAAACCTGGTAAAACTAGCAATCTCGCTTCCGCGAGCGGTCGAAGATCGACACATCCTAGAAAACCCTGAGTCACTGTAGAGATTGTTGGAACTTATGTTTCCGGAGTGATCCCCATGCGCTTCAAACACTGAATACAGCGCCGAGCACACAGGGATGTCACCGAAAGCCCTTGTTCCTCCAATTCCAACAGCTCCAATCCATTTGCGAAAATCAGCAGGTTTGCAAAGCGCGAGGCAATCCTTAGAAAAGGACGTCTCGGGCTCGCGAACCATCAGGTAGCCATCGCGGACCGCCACTGGTGAGGTCTGGCAATACTGAATCCGTTCAAAACAATCAGTGTAACCAATATCCTCACCGTAATTGCAGCTCTTGTGGGTAGACTCCATCTTAATCTTGAAGCCGAGATCAAGAAAATGCTGTCGTATCCCAGCCAGGTCCTGCAACCGCCGCCGCTCAAGAAAAAGCAGAATATCGTCTCCATTGTCAACAATGCTGTACTTTATTCTGCGCTCCTCGACGAACGAAGCGGTCATGGCAATCATCAATATGCAATTGCCAAGACCAGTATTCATGTCCCCGCTACATCTACCCCCCTTCCGGCTGTACCTGATGGTGCGCTCACCCCTAAAGATGCCGCGCGTCTCAAGCTGCTGATCAAGTAGCCACTTGAGCTGGGGATCGTGGGAAAATATGTCCAAATAAACCATGTGTTCAGCCTTCAACGCGTCTACGCTTACATGTTGGTCAAAGCGCGACGCGTCTAAGCTAACTACAACTGGATCATGGAACATTTCCCACTTCCTCCTCAGCAAGTTGCCACACTCCAAAGGATTAAGACCTTTGGAAACCACGGCTTCACCATCCACAGTCGAACACACCTGCGACAATGCCTTAAAAATGTCATTCTCGACGGCGCGCGTGAACCTCCCCAGCTCAACGTTGAACATGGGGTGGCGTGGCTGGATTAACCGCGGCGCTGGATCACTCTTTGGTCCGCTAGGTGCGAAACAAACCTTCTCATTCTTCACAAAAGCTCGGATGGAGGCGTGACCGTGCCTCAAACCCGAGCGGTTGAGCTTCTCGACGCAGTGCGAGTACAGTTTCCTCTTGGAAGCGGGACATTGGCGAACAAACTGTCCGCGCGTCAACCTTGTCCGGGGGCCTACTGTACTGGCAACACGTCCCATGAACCCATGAATCCTCTGCCACGCGCCGGGTCGGGGCTCCGGCGGTGGCAGCAAACCGTTTTCCGTCTCCACACAAAACACCCGCTCCTTAATGGCTCGTAGCATATTAGGAACGTCGTTGTTGTGGTTGCGAAAGCAGGCATGTGAAGAACTTAATGGTAACTGCACAGCTATACGTTTCCGCGCTGGTGTCCCACAGTCGCTGTCAAGGAACATGCCATCACACAATGTGGTTTGAACCCCAGTGGTGTATCCCTCGACAACGACCGGGGTGTCCTAATAGGACACACCAATCGTCTCCTTCGCCCAGAACTGTTCATCCTCGTCCGGGAGATGGTACGCGAAAAACGCAAGCTTTGCTATGGCCCACAGAGCTGTCTCATCAAACCCATTCAAATAGGTCTGCTTGGCCTGCGTGATCGCCTCCTTAATTTTGTGGCGCAAAGCAGGGTCGTCAAG